GATGAATGCCACTTGACTACCGCCGCGCTAGATACCAACAACCACAAAGACCTCGACGATACCGCCGCCGGTAAACCCGCCGAGGAACAGGACACCGAGAAAGGAACCGAGATGTCTAACCAGACTTCCGCCACCCTGACTACCGCCGCGCGCGCCCCGCGTGGCCTGGAAATCAATCAGAAACCAGCGCTAACATTCTCGCAGGCTGTCGAGACCATTCAACATATGCGCATGGGCACTGCACCGGCTGATATGACCGCCGCCCTGGCTGATATTAAGCGTTCTGCCAATCCGTCGGTATCCGCGCCGGAATGGTTAGGCAAGCTCTGGGACGGAACCGAGTATAAGCGCAAGGTAGTGCCGACATTTACGCAAAAGACGCTTTCGCGTATGAAAGCGCACGGGTGGCGCTGGAATAAAAAACCAGAAGTGCAGGACTACGCGGGTGATAAGGCCGATATTCCAACTGGCACGGTATCAACCGAGGCCGTCGAAGCAGACGTCAAGCGCCTGGCCGCCGGGCATGATATTGACCGCGCATATTTCGACTTCCAAGAAACCGAGTTCCTGCAAGCATTCTTTGAAGCCCGTGTCAATGACTACGCGCTCAAGACTGACATTAAGGCCGCAGAGTTTGCCGTAGCTGAAGCCAAGAAAGGCACCAAGCTAAAAACGGGCAAGGAACCAGACCTATTGCACGCCGCCGCCCGCGCGCGCATGGTTGTAGAACAGCGCGTCCATGTTTCGCCGGATACCTACCTAATTTCGCCTAACAGCATGTTCGGGTTGTTCAAGATTACGCAACTAGATAACCCGGCGTACCTCGACCTGCTCGGAGTCTCACCCGACAAATTCGTCGTAACCGATCACGTTCCAGATAACAAGCTAATCGCTTATCCTAAGTCCGCTCTGACGTGGTTTGAGCTGCCAGGCTCGCCTATTCGTGTGGACGCCGAGAACATCGCCAAGGGTGGTATCGATTCGGCCGTATTCGGATATTGGGCTGCTCTGGCAAGCCACCCTGACGCGGTTGTGGAAGTCGAGTTCGGAACCGCTGAAGCAGACAGTGGCGAAAGCGTAACCGAGGAAAGCTAAAAAATGGCCGGCGAAATCACCCTCGAAGACATGCAGCGCCACTTGGGCACAACGCAGACCGACCCGTCGTTACCGGACACGATTAAGGCCGTAGTTAATCTAGTCGAAGACTGGAAAAACAAGCCGCTTGCCGAGTGGCCGGAACGGTGGCGGCTAGGGTGCATGATGTTGATCGCCCGCGTCGACCGGCGGCGCATGTCGCCGAGCGGCGTGGACACGGTAACCGAAATGGGGCCGGTCTACATGAGTCGCAAAGACCCTGAAGTAGCTCAATTGCTAGAAATCGGGGCGTACTCACGCCGGGAGGTTGGTTAACGTGATCTCGACTGCACTAGCCGCCGTAACCGCTGCCCTGGACGCCGCCGACATCTACGCCACGATTGATTCACGCAATATCGCAGCCCCTGGTTGTTTCGTCAACGTGACTAAAATCGATGAATTTACACTTGGCGATTCCGCAAGGGTAACGGGCACTATCGTCGCCGTGGTGAAAGACCTCGGGGGCGCGGCCGACATCTACGCGCTTAACGAGCTGTGTAACCACGTACTCGCCGCGCTAGTAGATACCGGCATAACGGTGGAATATATCGAGACTAACCACCAAGCTAGCCCGCCGAGCGGTGGGAAATTACCCGCTATCAAAATGAATTACACCGTCTACATCTAGAAAGGCACCTAATGGCTATCAAATCAACTGTAGTAGGACCGGGGACACTGAAGTTCACCGCGCCGTCCGCTATGGACATGTCTACACAGGTCACCAAGTGCGAAATTTCGCCGAAAGCTAATCGGACTGACCCACTCACGACCTTATCCGGGGAATCTATTAGCGGAACCTCGACCTACACCGCCGAGCTAACCGTGAGTGCAATCCAAGACCTCACAACCAGCGGATTCGTGGCCTGGACCTACACCAACGCCGGTAAAGAGGGAACTTTTGAATACAAGCCGAACACCGCCGGTGGCGCAACGGTGACAGGTAAGTGTGTAATCGACCCGGTAACCATTGGTGGCGAGGTCGGTAGCCGCGCGGTAACAGAATTTACTTTCGATTGCCCTGCCTTGCCGACATTCAAGGGTGGAACGGCCTAAGACTCATGGCTAGCCGTGATTATGACTACCAAGGTGTTCGGGTCGAAGGTGCCAAGGAGCTACGTAGCGCCTTTGAGACCGCCGGTGTCGTAATGGACGATGATTTCAAGTTCATTCACAAAGAAGTTGCTGACACCGTTGTTTCACGCGCTCAAGAGCTTTGCCCCGTAGCGCCGGTAGACATGACAAGCGCCGTACCTGGACTGCTACGCGATTCTTTGCGTGGCTCTGGTACAAAACGCGCGGCTATTGCTCGGGCCGGTAAAAAGAAAGTGCCTTACGCCGCCCCTATTCACTGGGGCTGGTTTGAACGGCATATCTACCCGTCGCTGTTCCTGACGCACGCCGCTAAGGGCACCGAGCCGCAATGGGTAGCGAAATACTACAAAAAGTTTGAGTCTCTGCTTGACGACATTGCAGATTCGACGAAAGGAATTATCTAATGAAAACCACCGTGAAATTCACTGACGGAACAGCCCGTGAAATCACCGTCACTCACGCCGATAAGGTACGCGGCGAAATGGCCTCGCACCAACAGGGTTTGCCGAGCTTGCAAGCCGCCCCAATCACGGGTGTGACGGTTCACGTATGGGCCGCATGTAAGCGGCTGAACCCGGATTCTACTAGCGGGAATTTTCAAGACTGGCTAGATACCGTCGAAGACCTGGAACTCGACGAAACCGCCGCCGAGGTGGCCCCGGTAAACCCGCCCCACACGGTAGCGCGCTAAGGAACATTCTCACCCTAGCCGTTGCCATGAAAGTCGCCCCGCGTGATCTCTACGAACTAACCGATCTGGAGATCGCTACACTATCCGACATATTTGAGGAGTCACGTAGTGAGTAAATCCGCAATTCTAAGCGTGCGTATTCTTGCCGACGCCGCTAAGGCTAAAGCCGGATTCAACGACGCGGCTAACGGTGTAGATAAGTTTGAGAAAAGCGCGGGAAGTTCCCTAGCCAAGTACGAAAAGCACTTGAACCGCGCAACGGCTGCCATGACCGGGGTTTCGGCCGGGGTGATAGCTATGGGCAAAAAAGCGTTGGAGTCTGCCAGCAACCTACAGCAATCCACCGGCGCGGTTGAAAGCGTATTCAAGGCGCAAGCTGACCAAGTCCTGAAATTCTCTAACGCGGCCGCGCAAGCCGTGGGGCTATCGAAAAACCAATACAACGAGTTGGCAAGTGTGCTCGGGGCACAGCTCAAAAACATTGGTGTAGAAAATGATCAATTAGTCGGCAAAACCAACGACCTGATTAAGACCGGCGCCGACCTGGCCGCAACGTTCGGAGGAACGACCGCCGACGCGGTTAGTGCTCTGTCCGCCCTTATGCGTGGCGAGCGTGACCCAATCGAACGCTATGGTGTGAGTATCAAACAGGCGACTATCGAAGCAAAATTAGCGGAGATGGGCCTTAAAGGCTTGGAGGGCGAAGCAAAAACCGCCGCCGAGACACAAGCAACCCTGGCACTGCTAACCGAGCAAACCAGCGCTAGCTTAGGGCAATTCTCACGCGAAGCAGATACCGCCGCCGGTGCGCAACAGCGCGCCGCCGCCGAGTGGGAAAACTCTAAGGCCGCGTTAGGTGAAGCACTGTTGCCTTATGCCGCTGAAGCCGCAAGAGTTCTCGGAGACGTAGCCCGCGCCATTGGTGAGCACCCGGAATTATTCCAAGCCGCCGCCGGGGCCGTGCTCGGACTTACCGGCGTATTACTTGGTCTTAAGGGCACCATCACCGTCGTTCAGACGCTGAAGACTGCTAACGACTTACTAAACTTATCCATGCTGGCTAACCCTTATGTTGCCGTTGCCGCCGCAGTGGCCGCGTTGGTTGGTTGGTTTATTCATGCCTACACCACGAACGAGGACTTTAGGGCCTCGGTTGACCGGACTGTAGGACAACTGAAAACGGGGTTTCTGTGGGTGCTCGACGAAGCAGGGCGCCTACTCGGTTTGCTCGCCCTGGCATTCACTAACCCCCGTGACGCGCTTGTATTGTTTGCCGATCTCGCTCGCCAACGGCTGCAAACCGTCGCTAACTATCTGGCGGGTGTGCAAGCGTGGCTGAATGCTGTTGCCGAGTCGGCAACTGGCCCCGGCCGGGCTATCGCTCTCGGGTTCAATGAAGCTATTGAACGTATACAAACATTCATTAGCTGGATTAAATCGGCATACGAGTGGGTTACCAGTTTCGGGACGGCTTACGAGGGGGGCCATGCTAGCGGGTATTTTTCGGCCGCCGCGGCTGAACTCACAATGACACCTAATGTCGACGACATCTTTAGGTTTGGTCACGCCGCGCCGGATATTACCGCCGCGCGCGCGGCTCTCGCCGCCCCCGTCCGATTCGACCGCGCCATAAGTCGACCTAAGCCAACCGTTATCAATGTCAACATCTCTGATTCTGCAATCGGAGACGAAGACTACCTAGCGCAAACGATTAAGCGGGCTATCCGCAATAGTGATATTCGCAACGGTAGGAGACTAATTTAGATATGCAAGTAATCACCGGCCCATTCTTGAAAATTAACAACAATACTATGTCTGGTAGTAGTTCATCATTAAAGGTAGGTATTGAAGACGTTAGCGTTACCTGGGGTCGCGATAGTGTCTTCTCTGCTGTTGAACCCGCGGTACTTAAAGCAAGTATCTTAATTCACCATGCTAGGGGCGTAGGAATACAGGAAGTTGAACGCTTCCTAGCTGACCCCGGACCCGTTGGAAACACGGTATCACTGTCATACGAACAGAACCCCCTACCCGGCAACCCCGGTCACCGTGGCATTACTTTTTACATATTTAAAGGGAAAATAGTCGAAGCTAAGTTGCTCGCCGACCCTGCTCGGCGCGCTGACTACCGCATTGACATTATCGCTACCGACCCCACAAGAGAACTCGGTAATAATCTTGTTGGGAACACCAGGACCCGCATTGGCGCC